CGATCCGGTCCGGCGCGCCGGGCGGCGGGACGATCGGGTCGAGCATCGGATCGTGCGGATTGCCCATCGCGGTCAGCCGGTCAGGCCGAGCATGTTGGCGATGCGCGACTGCTGGCCCTCCGCATCCATCCAGCCGCCGAGCTCGACGTTGAAGCGCGCGATCTCCTGCGTGCCGATGGTCAAGAGATAGCGCGTCACCGACTTGATGGTGTAGGCCGTGCCGGTGAGCGAGGTGCCGTTGTGCTCGTCGATCTCGGCGCCGATCCGGCCGTAGAGCGTCGCCACCACCTGCTTCTCTCGACCCTCGGCCGAGGTGGCGTATTCGTCGACCAGCACGCCGAAGCCGGTGAATTTCCGCCTGACGCCGAAGGGCGTCGAGAACAGCCGCAGCACCTCGGGCTGCAGCCCCTTCAGCGTCAGCGAGGCCTCGACCGCCTCGCGGTTGAGCGGGATCTCGATCGCGCCGTTGGAGGCGGCCGGGACGAAGGTCTCGAAGGATTCGGCGAGCGCCGGCAGCTTCGAGCTCTCGGTGGCGAGATGCATGTTGAGCGCGTTGCCGTCGGCGTCCTCGGCGTACCAGTTCATGCCGCGCACCGGCAGGAAGGCGATCTTGGTCATGATGGGCTCCTGGGCGGGATGCGGGCCTTGGTCGCGGGCTCAGGCCGCGGTTCGGTCGAGCGCGTTGAGCAGGCCGTCGGCGAGGGTGGCGTAGTAGGTGAGGTTGCGGCGCGCGCCGAACTGCAGGTCCTGCAGCGGCGCGGCCGGCTCGCGGTCGTATTCGATGCGCAGGATGCCCGACGACAGGCTCTCGTTGCTGTTGAGCTCGCGCTCGAACCAGGCACGGCCGCCGAGGATGGCGCCCTTGGCCGTGAGCTCGTCGAGGAAGCTCTGCAGCGACTGGATCACCGCCGTGCCGAGCGGCACCGACAGGTTCTTGTCCATCGCCCAGTAGAAGGCGCCGACCACGGCATCGTCGATGACGTCGGTGGTGCGGACGACGTTGACGAAGCGGTCGAGCGGATCCTCGGCGCAGGTCTCGTTGCCCCACAGGATCATGCCGGCGCGCAGCGTCGCGATCCTGATCTCGTTGAGGTAGTTGGCCTCGCTGTCCGGCTCGGCGGTGTAGTAGGAGATCGGCCGCGACGGCCCGACGATGCCGCCCATCTCCTGGTTTGAGGGCGAGGCGTAGGGGCCGCCGATGGTCTTGTCCATCTTGACGAAGAGCCCGGCGACGCGGCCCGAGCCCGGCTGCGTCACCACCGTGCCGCCGGAGGACAGGACCTTGACGCTCGGGTGGAAGAGATAGGCCCGCTTGTCGTCCGGGAAATCGTCGCGATAGGTCTCGGCCGCCTCCTTCGAGGCATCGGGCGTATCGAGGATCTTGATCGCCTTGAGCCGGTCGCAGATGCCGACGAGCTCGGCCGCGATCGGGTTCTTCGCGCCCGCGAGCCGCTGGCTGGTATAACCCGGCGCGATGATGAGCTTGGCCGGCTTCGAGGCCTGCTTGAAGGCGTGGCAGCCGGAATAATCGGCGCCGGACCCGACCATGTTGGCGATCGTCTGCTCGAGCTTGGTCTGCGGCACGGCCGAGGCGCCCTCGGCGACGCGCACCACCTGCACCTCGGCGACGATGCCCTGGTCGTCGAGTGCGTCGAAGACGGCGTCGAGATTGCCGCCGGTGCCGAGCGCCGTCCGCATCTCGGCGTCGTTGCTGAACATCGTCACCGCGACGTCCTCGGGATAGACGTCCGGGTCGGCGTCCGGCGCCACGACGAGCGCCCCGATGGTCGAATATTCGTTGACCGAGATCGCCCGCGTCGTCTCGCCGACCTGGAAGACGCGGGTGCCGTGAAAATATTCCGCCGTGGCCATGTCGGTCGCGTCCCTGCTTGACAGCCGTCAGTTCGGGGCCGACGCTACGGGCGCGGCGAACGAGAAAGGCCCCTGACGCGCGTCAGGGGCCTTGGTCGTGTCGGGGGGAAGCTTCGCTCAGGCGGCGTCGAAGGCTGCGTCGACCGCCTCGACCGTGGTGATGGTGCCGGCGGCGATCCCTGCCTTGACCAGGCCGAAGGCCGCGAACGTCGCCTCGACATGGGCGAGCACGGCATCCGAGAGCGCGATGATCGCCGCGGCATCGAGCGTCACGCCCTCGCCATCGGCGCCGTACCATGTCGTCTCGTAGCCGGGATCGGCCGCGGCGGCGATGCGCGCGCCGCTCAGCATCAGCTTGCTGCGGTCGTCGGTCGCGACCGGCACGCCCTGGAAGGCGATGCCGCCGGTCTCTATCCGCCAGCGCCGGTCGGCGGCATAGGCGAGGAGATCGACGAAAACAGGCGCGCCGGCATGGTCGAACACCCATTGCAGGGCAGCATCGGTCTGCTCGCCGGCATCGTCTACCGGCCACTTAGTGGGAACGCCACCGGCTTCCAGCCAAGCGAGGAACTCGTCATCGTCCTGGTCGATGATCGTCTGAGACTTGGATGAAAAAACGCGACCGTCGTCGGCGGTCCAGTACCAATTCCGCAGGTCGTAGATCATGCGTATTGCCCTCCAGTGGCGATGGCGCCGGCGACGTTTCCGGGGAAGAAGTTGGCTCCGGCGCCGTTCGTGTTGATCACGCCGTTGAGGATCGCCGCATAGCGCTGGCCGGTGGCCGAACCGGTGAAGGATGCGCCGTCGACCACGATTGTCCCGCCGTTGGTGACCGTGCAGAAGGCGCTTGTGAAACCGACGCCGTTGCTGACCGTCACCCCGGCACGGATGGCGATGGAGGCCGCGCTGACGAAGATCGCACTGCCGGCGCTCCCGGAGACCGTGCAGCCGCTTTCGATGAAGACATTCCCGCCCGCCGATGAGAAGATCAGAGCGCCGACGAGCTGCACGGAGGTCGAGAGTAGCGTGTTGCGCAGCGTGATCAGGCCAGTGCCCGCCATGCCGACCAGCGAGACGCCGGTCCCGGTCCCGAACAACGTGACGCCGTCCAGGATGATCAGGCCGCCCACGCCGGCCACGAGTGCGCCTGCCCCGGCAGGATTGACGGCTCCGCTGATGATGAACTGACCGGGGTTCGCCGGGTTGCCACGAAGCAACACTGCTCCCGAACCGGCCGGAATGTTGCCGGGGGCTGCGTAGGTCGCGCCCGGCTCGCCCAACTGGATGGTGACGACGCCACCCGCTGCGTAGAATTTCGTGGCGGCGAGGGCAGCCGCTGCGATCGTCGCGAAGGCATGGCCGGCGTCGTTGGCCGATCCGTCGTTGGCATCGTTGCCGTCGTTGGGCCTGACATAAAGGACCTGGTTGAAGGCGGCGCGCGGGACCTCGCTGTAGGCGATGCCGCTCAGCATCCAGGCCGCGCCCGTGTCGATCAGCGTCACGATCGCGCCTGCGACAAGGTCGCCCTGACGGATCGCCTCTCCACGCGGGGTCACGATCGGCCGAGCACCGTCGCCGGCATCCAGCGTCGCTGCCGCCGTATTGTTGACCGCGATGCGCAGGCGCAGCGCGAGGCCTGGCAGGGCTGTCGTCAGCGCGGGGTCTGCTGCGGCTGTCAGCGCGTTCGCCGTACCGCCGGCCACCACATAGTTTCCCGGCTGCCGCTGGATCAGGCGAGACAGGCCCGGCACCCATCCACCTGCCGTTCTTTCGAGCCAGCGAGCACCGGTATCGGCGCCCTTGCTGTTGTCGACGACATGGTGACCGAGCGGCACCGAGGACAAAGACCAAACGCCGACCCACTGGGCGATGCGGTTCGCGAACCCTGTCCACGCGCCGGTCGGCGCAGAGCCGATAACGTAGGTGTCGCCCTGATTGGGATTGGCCGGCGGCGCGTTCAGAACGCCGTCGACCGTCAGCCAGGGCGCCCTGACGTGGCGACCGATCGCAATCTGCGCTTGCGGATCGACGATGACGGTGATGGCACTCGGATTGGCGACCGCGAGCTTTAGCCGATAGGTGACGGCAGCGGCCTGACCGGAAGACGGAGGGGGCTTATATCCGTTACCGCAGCGAGCCAAACCGATCAGCGTTCCGGTCGAGTTGAAGAGCCCAACCTCGGCGACATTGAACCCATGGGACGGGCGGCCCGATCCATCAGCCGTGTCAGCCGGAATGATGGCATCGACGACAATCGCGCCGGCGACGACGGCGACCGCGGCGATCGTCGCCCGGTACTTCTCATTGACGAGGGCCGTTTGTGCCTCGTTCGGCGCATAAGGAACGCCATTAGCGTCGCCCCATGCGACATGCGTCAATGCAAGGTCAGCGCCGCCGCCGAGGTCGGCGATGATGGCGTTGCGGCCGAGGGTCGTGGTGAGCAGACCGGTGGTCATTGGAGAGCCTCGACGGTGATGAGTTCTTCGATCAGGAGGCCGGCCGAGATCACCGGCACGCCGAGGAACTCCTCGCCGGCGAGCGCATAGGGCTCGACCGTGACGAGCTCCTCGACCAGCAGGCCGGCGGCGACGACGGGCGTGCCGATCGCCATCTCGCCGGCGCCGAACCAGACGGCCCGGCTCTTCGGCTTGCTGGCCATCACCAGCGGGCGGATCGCGGTCAGGATGCGCGGCACGTCGTCGAGCGTGGTCTCGACGAAGATCGCGGCGGTGCCGCGCCGGCCGACCGGCAGGCGGTCGAACCACTCGGTGATCTCGACGGGCCGCTGCGCTAGCGCCGCGGCGGCGCGCACGGCGCGGACCGTGCCCTTGATCCGGTGATACAGCGGCGAATCGGCGATGGCCTGGCGCTTGACCGGCTCGGCCCAGCCGTCGTCCCAGACGTCGACGCTGAGCGCCCAGGCGAGCCAGGGCAGCAGGGCCGGCGGCGCGCGCCAGGCGTCCCAGATCGTCTCGATCACGGCGGGGTCGATCGCGTCGAGCGCGGCCGAGAGCGCCGCGAGCTCCTGCTCGAGGGGGGACGGATCGGCATCGTCGAGGAGATGGCGGCTCACGACCAGCTCCCCGAGGCGAATTCCGCGTCGACCGCGACCGAGCCCAGCGTCGGCGCGACGAAGAGATGGGCGGTGATCTCCGCGTCGAGCGGCGTGAAATCGTCGAGGCCGACCTCGGCGAGCGCGGCCTCGGTATAGCCGGCATGGGGCGGGTTGACGTCGGCGGCCGGCGCCGTGACCTCGACCTCGAGGACGTTCGCGTCCGTGCCGAAGGCGGCGGCGGCGATGGTGTCGCGGCGCATGCGCCGGCCGATCAGCCAGACCGGGCCGGTCTCGCCGTCGCCGATCCAGCGCAGCCGGCCGGAGCAGTATTGCAGGATGCGCTTCTGCGCTTCAGCCACCACGATCGCAGCCGAGGCGCCGGCGCGCAGCCGCAGCGTCACGGCGACGTCGAAGGGCTCGGCCTCGGCGAATTCGACGGTGACCAGGTCGCCGAGCGGGCGCAGATCGTCGCGGCGCAGCGCGGTCCGTATCGTCTCGAGCAGGCCATCGGTCGGCGCGCCCGGGCGGACCAGCACGACGACGCGCACGCGCGGGGCGAGGCAGACGCCCTCGTCCTCGGAGTACGCGGCGACGTCGAGCACGTCGCCGGACGCCGAGAGCGCCCAGAACAGATAGGCGCCGACC